AGTTAAGGAAGAAAAACCTAAATCTAAATCTAAGAAAAATAAAGAAGAATAATTCTTATGGGTGCAATTACAAACTTTTTTAACAGACTTACCAAGAGGCAATACCTACCTGCTCAAAGATCAATAACTGGTTTTTCTGCAGGCTCTTATGTCTCTGAAGAAAGTGCAAAACAAGTAGCCGCTTATTATCGTGGCTTAACATATATCTCTACTCAAATTGCAAAATTACCATTAGAGATAAAAGATAGGAAAAACAATAGTGACTATGGTGCTATTTTTAAACTCCTTAATATTGCTCCCAATAAGGAAATGAACGCATTTGTTTTTAAAGTTTCAATAATTCAAAATTCAATAAATACTGGAAATGGGTATGCTGAAATTGAAAGAGATTTTTTGGGCCGTCCTGTGGCTTTACATCTTATTGACCCTTACGGGGTTACAAAGGTAAGAAATGAAATTACGGGTGAAATTGCTTATCGTGTTGATGGTACTCACACTGTATCTGGTCAGACTGTTTATTTACCTCCAAAGGACGTATTACATATACCGAACTTTTGCACGGCCAATGGACAAATTGGACAAGGACTAGTTCACTATGCCAGAACTGTTTTAGGGATTGCAATTTCTGCAGATAAGTTTGCAGGTGCAATGTACGAGAACAGTGGAATGGTAACGGGTGTTTTAGAAGTTCCAGGTCATCTTTCTGATGAGGCATTTTCAAGACTAAAAGAAGATTGGAAAAGTAATCATGGAGGAAAGAAAACGGGTGGAACTGCTATCCTTGAAGAAGGAACAAAGTTCAATGCTATTTCTCTATCTCCTGATGTATTACAGTTTTTAGAATCAAGAAAATTTTCAGTATTAGAAGTTGCTAGGTTTCTTGGACTTCCTCCAACAAAACTATTTGATGGGGATTCTGCAACATATAACAACATTGAACACTCAAACCTAGAAGTTGCCTTAGATACTTTAGACGCATGGGCAAGAAATTTAGAGTCAGAGATTGATGTTAAACTTTTAAATAGCCTATCTGGAGATAAGTACAGTCAATTCGATATGTACGCTATCTTCCGTGGTGACATGAAAACTCGTGCAGAGTATTTTAATAAAATGATGCAAAACGGAGCAATAACTCCCAATGAAATAAGATCGAAAGAAGGTATGGCCCCTTATGAAGGAGGCGATAGGTTCTACATAGCAGTTAATAATTTTACACCTAGCGATAGAGTAGATGAAGTTATTGATGCTCAAGTATCTTCTAAGAGTGGTGAAACTGAAAAAGAAGACACTACTGAAGATGACAAAGAAGATGAAAACGAAAAAGAATTACAAGCGGTTGCTATAGATTTTTTAAAAAGAAGAACTAAAAACTAAATCGTTTTATACGCATTGGTGAGTAGTGAAAAAAGAAGTTTTATTATCATTGGTAGTTGCCATTGTTGAGGACTACCTAAAAGAAGTTCCTGTTGTATCAGGCCCTCGTGGGCCTCGTGGTGCTAATGGTAAAGACTTTGATTTCAACGAACACCAAGAATCAATATCCAATTTTGTAAAACAACACGTAGAAAATAACCTAGAAAGTTTAAAGCTAAAATTCTCAGACCTGTCAGAAGAAGAAATCCTGTCACTTAAAGGGAATAGCGGTAAAGACGGGAAAGATGGAAAAGATTTTGTATTTGAAGAACACTCAGAAAGTATTTCTGATCTTATCACCAATTACATATTGTCTAATGTCGATAAATTTACTCCAGAAATTGATACTGAGTCATTAAGAGGTAGGGACGGGGTAGACGGGAAAGATGGAAAAGATTTCATTTTTGAAGAACATGAAGAAAAAATAAATGAGACACTGGTATCCTACGTAGCAAACAATAAAGATAAATTTACTCTAAAATATTCAGAACTATCAGATGAAGAAAAACAACTAGTCCGTGGCCCAAGGGGTCAAAGAGGTAGGACTGGGGATAATGGTAGAGATGGGAAAGATTTCTCATTTGAAGAAAATAGAGAAAAAATAAAAGAAGCCTTAATAGAAAATAAACGAGAGTTTATTTTAAAATTTTCTGATCTAACAGAAAAAGAAAAAGAAGAACTAAAGTTAAAGTTTGAGCATTTAACAGATGAAGAAAAATTAACCCTAAGAGGTTCAAGAGGTCAAAGAGGTAAGCAAGGTATTCAAGGTGAAACTGGAAAATCTGCTTATGAGATTTGGGTAGAAAAAGGAAATACTGGCACTGAGTCAGATTTCTTTAAATCATTGATTGGCCCAAGAGGTATCCAAGGTCTTCAAGGTCTAACTGGAGTTTCTGGTAAAGATGGGAAAGACGGGAAAAATGGAAAAGACGGGAAAGACGGAAAAGATGCCGCAGAGATAGTTAATATAAAAGTTAAAGAAATAAATGGAAAAATTTCTTTCGAGTTCTTATTCGATGACGGAACTTATATAGAAACCAATTCAGTAGAACTTCCAAAAGGTTCTAGTTCTTGGCTCATGGTCGGTGGCCAAAGTGGTGGACAGACAACTCCTGTAACTGGAGGGGAAGTATCAGTAGAAAAAGACGGAGTTCTTTTAGGTGTTTCTGAGATACTAGATTTTATTGGTGACAATATAAATGTCACGTATGACTCATTAAATAAAAAAGCAACAATAGAGGTAGTCCCTAATTGTGTTTCGATACTTGATGAAGGTGTAGAAATAACAGATTGTGCCAAAAGTATAAATTTCACTGGAGACTTAGTAGAGGTAGTTAATACTACCACAATGGCAGATTGGGTACTTCTATCAGATGTTACAACTCTTTCTGGATACACTGTATCAGACCCAAGTCAAGTAACAGTAAACATATCTAGCCCTGAGCCTGCTAACGTAGTCATACCAAATGTTCCTTGTGACGTAAGTGTATTTGTTGGAGCAGTTGTTAGGACAACTCCACTCGGAACTATCGTGAACGCATTGGCAGATAGTTTAACTAACTCTAATATATTAGGTATAGTTGAGACTAAGCCAACTTCTACTACGTGCAATGTTAGAGTTTTAGGGGTAACACCTGAGATATTCTCTGGCTTAGATGTGACTAAAGAGTATTATTTATCCGACACAGTTCCAGGTCAAATATCTACCACAATCCCAACTGTGTCAGGTAGAGTTAAAATAATGGTAGGACAACCTTTCAGTAGTGGAAAGATGTTAGTCCTAAGAGGAGAAAGGGTAGTAAGGGCATAATATGGCAAAGAAACAATTAGAAAACGCAGATGAAAAAGTTCCTATGATTAAAATAGATGAAGTTAGAAAACTTGAGCATTGTGCTTTTAGGGGACAAATCATTAGTAAGGATTTAGACATAGCAAAAATTAAGAGAGAGAAGCTAGAAAAGGAGTCAGCTTTATTTTCTGCTCAATATACTTTAAAATTGAAAGAGATAAAAGAACTGACAGAACATATAAACAAACTGCAAAAAGAACTCACAGAATTTTCCATTGTGCATCAAGAGATCAAGGACGAGATAGGGGCCAATCACGGCTTACCTAAAAATTGGGGTTACGACCCTGAAACATTGGAGATTAAAGTATGAGTAAAAAGTTTTATTACTTAGACGCTAGTGGATTTGTAACAGAATCAGAAGCGTTTGAATCAGTTGATTTTACAAACGTAGGTGGAATTGGAAGTGCTAATAAGCCAGTATTGCTAGATGCAACTGGAAAGTTAGATTCATCTATGATTAACTTTGGTGCGATTGACCACGGGGGCTTAAGTGGCCTTGGAGATGACGATCACACTATTTATATTAAAGCAGATGGTACAAGAGCATTTACTGGAAACCAATCTTTAGGTGGATTTAAAATTACATCTTTAGCAAATGGTACTACAACAAATGATGCTGTAAACTATGGTCAATTACAAGCAGTTGTTTCACAAATTGCTAATCTTGAGTTCCAAGATTCAGTTATTGACAGAGTGACTGTAAACCCTGGTTCACCTTCTACTGGAGATAGATACTTAGTTATCGCTACTGCTACTGGAGCTTTTGCAGGACAAGAAAATAAAATTGCAGAGTTCAATGGAACTTCTTGGGATTTTATTACTCCTACAACTGGTATGTTCGTTTCAGTAGATGACGAGAACGACAAACTATACTACTTCAACGGCTCTGCATGGGTTGAAAAATACTTTGAAGCAACTACTGCTTCTTTAGGTGCTGTAAAAGTTGGTATGGATATTAGACTTGACTACGTTCCAGGCGGAGGTATCAAGCTAGTAGGAAACCAAGCGGCTATCGAGCCAAATGATTTTGCAGGTAACGGGTTAATTGATGACGGGTCTGACAATCTTGCGATTGATTGGGCAACAATATTTACGATTGACTCTGCAGATGCAAAAGCATTAAGAGCTTCTGACTTAGCTTCTACTTCTGCTGGCCTTGGTGCATCTATCGTAGGTGTCCAAGATGCTAACGGATATTTCTTAGCTAACAATCAAGAAGATGTTAATGATGAATTGTATATGTTGATTAAAGAATTTGGTAACAAATACACTGTTGGTACAGGGGGAGTTACTAAAGGTGATTTACTATACATTTCAGCTAACAACACTGTGTTACCTTACGACGACATTACTATTGGTAACAGAGGAATTGGTCTTGCTTTAACTACTGAGATTGCAACTTCACAAGTTGTAGTGTTGGCAAACGACACTATTCTAACTGGAGTTCTTTCTGGAGCAACTGCAGGAACAGTTTACTATTGGGACGGGTCTACACTTGTTTCAACTATTCCAAATACTTCTGGACAATATGTCTGGAGAGTTGGGGTAGCTAAAAACGCTACTGACTTACACGTAGAAGTTGAATTTGTTAAAAAGAACGCTTAATTTTAAGTGAGGGTGTGGGGGAGAAATCTCCCACATTTTTTAAATGAGAAAAGTAAGATTCGCAATTTTGCAAATAGAGAATGAGGAGTTAGAAGGAGTTCAAGAGAATCCTGATGACGCAGGAATTATAGTAGAAAAACTCCTATTTGATGCTCTAGGTGAAAAGTATATTGGTAAAGACATAGATGGGAAACTTCTATACAAAGACACTGCCAATGCAAGCCCAATTCTATTTTCAAACTTAGCACAAGGTTCTGGTTTTGCCGTTTCTGGTAGAGTACCGCTTATCTTTACACACAACGGGGTTGTAAATAACAACACATTCTTAGGTCGTGCTTCAAATTTAAGTGGCCTTAGTGCCCCTTTTGTAATTCCTAAGAATGGTTCTTTGTTAGAAATAACTTTTTCAAACTCAGTAAACGCAGACTTTACTCTTGAATTTAGACTAAATGCAACTACTGGAACACCATTTTACACAATATCGAAAACTGCTACAAAGTTTTTTGTGCAGTCTGGTCTCAATTTTCCAGTTGTGGCAGGTGACCTACTTTATGTTAAATACATCGATAACGGAGCAAACGCATCTAACTTAGCTATGGAAGTTTGGATACGTAATGACGGAGAATAAAAATGAATTGCTACATACATAACATATCTCAAACAACAAAATACTATCAGGGTGTTGGGGTAGACGCTAACACATTTTTTCAAATACCTTCAGATAAGAGAATACACTATGCAAGTGACGACACTCTATTAGTAGACATAGCAAATGGGACTGTTAGAATATCTTCTGATGGTACTACTGATATATCTGGAGTAAATGCACAGATAGAGAGATTGAAAGGGACTATATCTTCTGACTACGACGATACTGGCAGACCTATTTTAAGAACTGCCGCTGCACAGAAGGGATTTCATTATCAACTACCATTTATAGAATTTGAATCTTCAAATATTTCTGGACTTCACTATAAAGATGTTAGTGGTAATGTAATTCTTCATGTTACTGCAAAGTATTACAAGGAAGGGAATGTTGAATGTTCCGACCAAGCAGACGCAGATTCAAACTGTATTAAAACTGTTATTGATTTTGAGCCAACACATGACTATGAAATTGTGGGAGCTATGTTACTCCAAATTGCTCGGCCAAATCAACCCGTTAGAGTTTGGGTTCAAGCAGTTCCAGATGTTCCAGAAGCATACGGAGGAACAAAACCATTTACTCAAGGTGGAATAAATTTAGAGTTCATTCCTCCAGAGTCATATTTTGATGTAGATGGAAGGGCTTCTAAATACATGGCATACAGTGCAACATACCACACAAATAAAGTAAGAATGATTTTTAAACATAACGCAGGATTCAAGCATAGAATTGCAATATGCTATGAACTTTTTAAACCATGAAAGTAGAAATATTGTTATCTAAAAATGAACTCATAGGCTCTAAACTAATATGTTGGGGCACTGGTAAACTATACCCAAATTTAGACAGTGAACTAGTTCCGTCACATTTAGCAATACTGGTAGACGGGTTTGTCTACGAGTCAACTCTTTTTAGTGGAGTTAGGATAGTACCATTTGATTCTTGGTTAGAAATAAACACTATTCTATATAGACAAAGCAGGGACATAGAAATTGATAGGTACTCATTCTCAAAGATTTTTTCTTCTATATGGGGGAAAGGATATGATTGGTACGGGATATGCTATTACTCTATTTGCCTTATAAGATTTATGTTGTTTAATATACCTATGCCTAAGACAAATAAGTGGGCAAAAAGTAGTAAATACTTTTGCACAGAAGTTTTGGGCAGAATGTTAAAGAAAGACTATAGTATGGTTGTGCCAGTAGATATGGCAGTGATCGGATTTTAGGAGGTCAAAATGTTAGTTAGTTTAGCAGATATGAAAACCTATTTAGGTGAGACCACAACGGACTATGATGTGTTTTTAACAGAGCAATTATCTGTGGTATCAGAAGCAGTTGAAAATTATTGTGGGAGAAAATTTGCTCAAGCAAACTACACTCAAACTTTCTACTATAAAGACTTCAAAGGTGAAAATGTAGATAAGCTTCCACTATATCATTATCCAGTATCCACTATTACTAGTGTTGAAAAAGACGGAGAAGTTGTAGACCCTGCAGACTATCGCGTAAGTCCTAAGACATGGTTTCTTCAATATGAAAATTCTCAGTGGTTTACTGACCAATATAATATTGTGGTTGAGTACACTGCAGGATATGCAACAATACCAATGACCATTCAAGCGTGTGTTAAATCAATTGTTGAAGAAAAATACAATAAAAAGAAAAGTGGAGTAGCAATTAACTTTGGCCAAGATGTTCAACAAATATCTATACCAGGCTCAATCAATATTGCTTTTGACTATACTCTCCAAGCGAATGAGAGAAAATCTAAATTTGGAATGATTCTAGGAAATTGGGCAAATGTTTTAGATAGCTTCAGAAGTGAAAGACCGATAGTTGGAACTATCACAGGCGGTGAATATGTTGTCTGATGCTTTCAATGCGGCACTTAGTTTAGTATCTTTTACTGCTACATTTGAAAGACCAGATGACTCTCCAACTACATACGACATAACTTTAGCACTTTCAAATTATATGAGAAACTTAGAAGGGCCAGAAGAAGTTGTTTCAGAGGGCAGAGAGTTCATTATTCCTACTAAGAAATTTCAAGAGGTGACTGGCTATATAGCTCCTAAAAGAGGTGATAGAATTATCTCTGACACCTATGGAGAAAATGTTATCCAGTCAATTGTAGATGTACGTGGACTTAAAGGAGAGCTCATGGGCTTCCGTGTGAGAACTACATGATAGCAATGACGTACACAAAAGTAACTGAAGGAAGAACTACCACTATAGAGGCTTCAAATATAGACTTAAATAGTGTTGACTCAGTTAAAGAGTTTGCAGAAATGATTAAGACAGAATTAGTCCTATTAGCAGGTGGGACTTTGAAAGAAGAAATAGCTAGAGGTTTTGATAAAGACCATTTAACCCTAGTTGATGGGAAAAGAACAACCAATCTATTCCTTGTTAAACCATTTGGTAAAATAAATTTCATAGCAAAACAAGATATACGAGAAGTCCTTTTAGAGACCTATAGCAAAATATTGATGCTGAGTAGGATACGCTCTGGAGGATACCTCAAAATGAATTTTGTTTATTTAAACACAACTAGGATAGCAACTAGTATTAGAGAACTAGAGCAATACCTAGAACGTAATGAGTTCTATGAATCTGATGTAATACGATTTGTAAACTTTGCACCCTACGCAGGGAAATTAGAAAGAAATAATTTTTCAGCTAATAAGGGTGGGGACTACGTAAGGATAAAAAAATCCACTGATGAAAAAAAGAGATCAGGGGAGTTTGTTAGAAAGCCAAATGGCACTTACGTATTGGCCGCAAAATCAATTAAAGCAAAACACGGGAAAAAAACAGATATAAAATTTGAACTTTTGCCAGGCAACTATATAACTCCACAAGTCCCATTGATGAAATGGAGAACACAAGAAAAATGGAGAAATACATACGACCCCAATGGCAAGTTCAATAGTGGGTACTACTTGTATCCGACAATTACAATTAGACTTAGGGGCGGTGGGATTAAAGGATTGTTACAATGAGCAGTTTAGCGGTACGTACAAAATTAAAAGACTTCATAGATACCAATCTTCCAACAGAAAAAGTAGTTGACCTTACTGCAGAGTTTAGAGAAATGCGTGAGATGCTAGATGGAAATAGTATTGGACGTAATGACCCGTGGATAGGGCTACAGTTTATAGGCAATGAAGAAATTCCTGTAAGTCTTTCTGCAACTAATTCAACTGGTAAGTATAGAGAGATCGGAGTTTTATACCTACACGTAGTAGGGGTTGCAAAGCTAAATGCAGGAGCAGGTATTCTAACTAGGTGCGAAACAATTAGAAACTTATTTAGAGGAAGAAATATAGACGGAGTGAGGATAGAGGCAGTATCTCCTCCAAATTTTGAAGCAGGTGCTACACTCCAATTTGAATCAGGTTGGACAAGTGCCAGTATTTTAATAGAATATGAGTATGACATAGACCTTTAGGTATTATTGACCTTTAATAATATTGACTGTTTAATTTAGTAATAACTAGGAGAAATTAAAATGAGTTCATCAAATTTAGTAAGTGTTAGAGTAATAGAAGAATCTGTACTTGGTACTACTCCAGGGGCAGGAAATTTTGATACAGCACGTTTCACTTCAGAAGCATTATCTGGAACACCTGAGACAACTGAATCACAACAAATTAGAACAGACCGATTGGCTTCAGGCCAAATTGTGACTGGCCTCACTGTAGGAGGAGAATTAAATTTTGAATTAGCTCCTGAGTCACTTTTAAATAAATTTATCGAATCTGCAATGTTAAGCACATTTGCTACTGATACTTTAGTTACTGTTGATTTAGAGATCGACACAGCTACTTCAGAGTTAATCAGAGTTTCTGGAGATTGGAACACAGATGTAGCAGTTGGGGATTTTTTAACTCTTTCTGGATTTACAAACGCTGTAAACAATACTCAAGTTCTAGTAACAAATATCGTATCTGCAACTGTAATTAATATTGCATTTCCAGATACAATAGTATCTGAAGTAGGTTCTGGAACTGCATTTAAAGTATGTGACAAGATCGGAATTGGAACTACTAAGAAATCATTCTCTATCGAGAAATGTTTCACAGACCTATCTACAAAAGCAATTATCTATAAAGGTATGATGGCCAATACAATGTCACTAAACGTAGCATACGGAGAAATCGTCAACGGGAACTTTGGTTTTGTCGGTGTTGACTATTATGACGTATCTGCCCCTATTGACTTTATCACTAATGGTAGAACAATTAACCCTCAAGCTACTACTCAATCTTTAAACGGCTCTATTGATATGCCAATCAATGCAATCAAAATTGGAAGTACATTTGACTCTACTGAGTTTTGTATCCAATCAATTGAATTGTCTTTAGATAATAATAACACTCCACAAAACTGTATTGGAGAAACTGCTCCAGTTGACTACAGCTTTGGTACTGCGGCTATCTCAGTAAGTATGTCAGCATATTTATCTAATGATAACTGGAGTTTAATTTCTAAGAAATTAACTCAAGAGCCAGTAGCTATTGCTTTCTCAGTTAAGAACGCAGATGGTGGATACGCTTTCTACTTACCTGCAGTTCAATTAAGCTTCAGTGACCCATCTTCAGAGGGTGCAAACCAAGACGTAATTTTAAGTATGTCTGGAGTTGCAAAGGTTGGAGATAACGGAGAAAAATCTTTATATATCTTTAAATTCTAGTACCTCCTATTGGTTTGGGAGTTGGTGGCTTTAGACAGCTTCATTTTAGTACCTCCTTTTGCCTCGTCAAATTAAAACTTGACGAGGTTTTTTATTTTGGGGGAGTATTTTAAAATACAAAGGAGATCACATGAAAACCAATTTAGATCATTTATTTAAGACAGACAAAAACGCAGAAACGGACGGAGTAATTTTTAAACTTAGTGATGCTGTAAACTTCACTGTTAGAAGATATGGTGGGGCCAATGAGCAAAAAGTAAAAGCGGCTATGGCAAAATACTATAAGCCCTACGCTAGACAAGTAGAGGCAGGGACATTGCCTGCTAGTAAAGAAAGAGAAATTCTAGTTAAGGCATTTGTCTCAGCTTGTATGGTAGGTTGGGAAGGCCTAGAAGCAGATGGGACAAAATTAGAATATACTCCAGAAAATGCAGAAAAACTTTTTACCGATATGCCAGATTTATTTAATACAATATTTGACTATGCTCAGACCCTATCAACTTTTAGAGAAGATGTGGGAAACTCTTAGTACGTTGGGTAGAGAAAAGTAATAAGTGGGGAGCATCACTGAGAAATGGTTTTTACTATGACCTATTA